GTAGCAAAAACCAATCTGGCACTACCTGACTGACTTTGTAGATGTCGTGAAACTGGTTTTTGCCCTTTGGCGTTCCCCCAAATACAGCCCAACCTAGCCGGTCACTCAAACACGGTCGAATGATGTTTCCCCATACGCTTGGTCTAAAGTCACCGTATTCGTCCATGTATACGCCGTTAAAACCCATGCCCCGCATTGAGTCTGCGTTATCAGCCCCGAACAGCATGATCTTTGCACCGTTCACCAGCTCCACCATCAGGTCAGCTTCGTTTGTGGCTTTGGTTACTGGTGCGGCGTAATGCTTGAGGTAATCCCATGCCACCCGCTTGGCTTGGCTTCTGAATGGGGCTATGTAGGCATACTGTGCGCCCCTACCGCTTTCGGTGATGGCTCGTTTGATCAGGTCATTGATTGCCGCTACGGTCTTTCCGGCTCTACGGTGGGCAAGTAGGCATGACCATCTTTCTGTCCTCAAGTGAAACGGCATGAAAGCCGCCCTTGGGTGGTAAGGGATGATTACTTCACGCCGCCCCATGTCACCACCATTTCTACCGGCCCATCATCCTTGCCGGTGATTTCAGTCCTTGCCAACTTGGGTACATGGTACTCAACCACCGATTGGAATAGCTCAAAGGCTTTGGCGGGGTTTGGCTTTATATCGTGGTCAGGAACGCCGTTAGCGACCTGATCAAGCCAGTGCTCTAGGCGGTGTGAGTTGTTGTCAACAAACATGGCTATGGCCTGCCTAGCTTCAACTGTGCGCTTGTTTGGCAGTCCTGATGGTCGACCAGGGCCTGCTGTTGTTTTATCGCCTTTTTTAAACGCCATAAGTTAAGGTTGCTTTACAATATGGTTTTGGAGGATTTGTGATGAAACTGATTATAGTTAAGAAGTCCGATTCTGGCTACACCGTTGAATTTGACCAAGAGCTGACCGATTCGCCGGAAGATGATCAAGACGCTTTTGTTGCTGATGCCATAGCTGCCCTTGAAGATAAGCTGATGTCGCTGCGGTATGACTCACTTTCTTGAGGCATCTTTCCAGCCGCGTTGTTTGATTTTTTCTTCATAGGCTTTAATTTGGTCAATCAATTGTTGGTCAATGATTTGGAATACGCCAGCCTTGCGCTTTTCTAATGCGCCAATCACTGCATCGTGTATTTGGCTTTCATTAAATGGCTTGCCGTTTTTGTCTACGGCATTTTCGTATTCTTTGCGTATTGTGTTGTATCGGTCACGCATAAATACTTCAGATGGCACATTACCTATGCCGCCCACATATTTGCCGCTGAAGTCTGTTGTGTAACTTGGGTTGCCAGATGGCGATAGTGTTAAGGGTTTTTTGCCATGCGACATTACCACATTTAATCCATACCCACGCGGAACACCTAGCAAATCTTCAGCAGTAATTGCGTTGCTTATGTCTTGGCGGTTAAATTTAAAATATTTTTCGTTGTCTTCGGTGTACATTGACCGCACAAATTTTTTGCGTAATTGCCCATTGTTTACATCAAGCAATTGCGCTCTACCCTCTGGCGTGTTGATGCCTGCAAATTCTGGGTAATCCTCTTGTACAAATTTATTTATTTCGTTTGCCTTAGATTTTGCGGCTTTACGTTTATCAAATAAATCAATTAGCACCGTGGTGGGCTGCACTGAATAATTTTCTGAAAACGCTCCCATTGTGGTGGGTGTTTGTAAAACAACGCCCGAACCACCAGCGTCTAAATTTTCTTTTCTTGCAACATCCACACGGTCTGCAATTCTGTCAACAATGCTTTTTGCAGATGCGCCGCCAATATTCTTTTGTTGATGTAAGACATCCATCAAATGCCCTTGCCCGCCGGTAGTAATTAGCGGGTTTAGCAATGTTTCATCTGATACAGACTCAATTCGGACGTTTCGGCTGGAATTGTCCCAAGGTATTGTGCCTATGCTTGCGCCCTTGTATTTTTGTATATCAAATGCTTGCGGAGCTACAAGGCCACCCAAATCAGTTCTTTGATACCTTGTGCCAACTTCTGGCGGCATCCTTGGTCTGGTCGGCATATAAATAAATTGAGACTCAGGCGTAATTGTTCCCAGCAATGACCGTGTGGGCTGGCCTGTAAGCTTGTTGCTGATTTCTTGCCCCGCCAATTTTGCATATCCTGTTACTGCAGGCTTAAGCACCTTAGCGGTCGCTGGTGTCATGTACCCGCCCAGTTCCTCCATTCCCGCCGTTTCTTGTCTGGTGGGTTGCTCTTGGCATCATGCCCAAAATGTCTGTGGTGGTCGGCAATACTGGTGTCGGGCTTACGTTAACACCGCCTGCGCCATATAACTTGTTGATGCCCATCCGACCAAGGGATTCAAGGTCGCCGCCTGCACCAATTACTGATGCCACACCGCCCCGACCCAATGATTCCAAATTGCTGCCAACCGTTTGACCGTAACCTTTGAGCATTCCAAGCAGGTCGCCTGCCGTGGCTTTCTTGCCGTTCTTTAGCGTGATCAGCGTGTCAGCCGTGATCGGGCCGGTATCTTGTCCATACCCACCACTTAGCGCCGCAGCCATGTCACGGTAATCAGCCATCAACCGTCTCCCGCATTTTGATCAAGCCGTTAAGCATTCGGCTTTTGGTGTTATGCCATTGCTTGCTAAAATCGCAATCCTGATAGTGCTCAAACTCAGGTATGCCAAGCGTGTAATGGGCAATTCTGGCGTTCTTGTTGTCTTGTTCGCCAATCAGTACGTTCCATTCTTTCGGTAGCTCACCGATAAGTGAATCGGGCAACCAACCGAAACGGTGCAAGTCTGAGCCGCTGTGGTCGTCCACAAAGTCAGGTGTCAGCACTCGGTTTCTTAAGTGGTCGCAATTCCACAAAATCAGGCTTGACCAGTTCTTTCTAGGGTAATCCCTGTTTGCCGCTTCCATTGGTGTGCCAATGTACTTCTTTGGGTGCTTGGTCAGGTAATTGTGCTTAACAACTTGCACCGCTTTGGTCGGGTCAAACAGCTTGGCAAGGTCATCAATGTTGGACAGCATCAGCATATCGCTTGCGTCCAAGAATATTGCTTTGCCGGTGAACTTGGTGAAGTAGGGTACTAGAAACCGCTGATAAGTAAATGCGTTTGTGCCGTCCCGCTGTGTACCGTATAACGGTGTTATGGCGACCGGCTCGCTGGTGCGCTCAATCAGGCTCTGGCAGAACACATGGTAGCCAACAGCCTCCCGAGGGTCATAGCCAGCAAATATCCTGATCATTTAAATGACAATAGATAGATTGTGCTGTCAACCAATGCGGCAATCTCATCCACAATGTTTTGCAAATGGCTGTCGTCTGGCAAAGCATCACGGTTTTTTTCTATGTAGGTTTTGATGCTGGCAAGGTACTTTTGCGGGTCTTTGGCGTTGTGAAAGTTCTCAGGAAAATCCTTGATTTTTTCGTAACAGCCTGAGTACGCCTCTGCGTAGCTATCAGCCAAATCGACAATGGCTGGGTAGTATTTGCCCAAAGCCTTGTGTGTGGCGTATGAATCGGTGCTCAGGTGCATGAAATGCGTCACCGTGGAGCTGTGAAACAGCGTGGAAATAAAGTCGGCTACGTCTTTTTTCATGGTTATCCTAAAAAAAGCAGGGGTCAATGCCCCTGCAAAGGAGACAACTGCGGCTCAATTGTAAACGTTGGAATGGGTACGTCAACAGGCCATAGCCCTTGAATGTACAGTTTTTTTACGGTGGCAATGTGTGCCTGTTCCCACATTTCTTGCCGTTCCTCTTTGCTCATGTATTTGCCTTGGTCAATCTCGTAATGGCATTTAAGGCACAGCGCAGCCACCAAATTGTCGTCAGCCTTAACGCCCCGACCTTTACCACCACCCCAGTTTGTGTGCGCCGCTTGCACCATATTGCCCGACCCGCAGGCTTGGCAATCAAGACCCGCTACCAGTTTGAGTAACTTTTTTGACCTTACATATTGATGTTTTTGGAACATGTATACACTTCTTTTTGGTTGCCGTTTTAAATGCTTGCGGTGATTATTTTGGGTCGGCCTTGTGCCGATCCCCTTTTTATTCCTCTAGCGCCCGAAACTTAACGCCTTGCTGTGCGCCAAACATGGATGACAGCTCAATCAGTTCGGTCATTTCTGCCACGCTCATTTTGCTTGTCCTTGCGCCAATGACCACAAACCCGCCCTCAATGCCAGGCACGATCTTTTGCTTTTTCAATGCGGCAGTTAGCACATCTTTCCATTCTTCCTTGTGTAGCTTTTGACCGTACCAAACCACTTGTTGGGCAATGTCCTCAAGGTTTGCCCACATCAGCCGGTTTTGCTCAAGGCTTCTCACTTAATTACCCCAATCATGCGTAAAGCCGCATCAGGGCTGTCTACAACCGCCAATGCGCCGCCTTTCCAGCTTCCATGCCACCTTAGCTGGTCTTTGTTTAAAAGTCGCGCAGACGGCGCTTTAAAGCCGTCCTTAATCTCCATAAGCATGGTCTGGCCTTTATAGCCCACCAACAAATCAGGTACACCCTTGCCAACACCAGCCAAAGACTGCACCGTAGCGCCAGCCGTTCGTAGCGCCGTGACCACCGCCTCTTGATTTGCATCAATTTTTGCCGCCCTCATTGTTCATTCTCCTGCGTAGGTCGTCAGCTTCATCTTTGCCTCGGCGTTTTTCAATATCGTCAATCGTTCTTTGCCACCAAGCGTAGGCTTCTCTCTTGCCAACCGCCTTGATTTTCGTTTTGTAGCGCCTGATCCAATCCCTCGCTTCCATCGTCCGCAAGGTCTCCAGTATCTCTAAGCGCTGTTCGGATGACTGATTGGCTAAATTGTTCTCCGTCTTTGAGTCTGTCAAGGATTGAATTGGCAACTTGTCTGTGCTCATGGTTCATCTGCGACCCCGCAACGCATCAAGCCTGGCTTTTACGTCAGCAGGCATCGGCACAGCTCTGGCTCGGTCTTCTGCCAGTTTGTCCAAAATGTTGATGGTTTTTTTAACTTCAGGTATTTCAGCGCCATCCCAACGCCGTTGGTTTAGGTAAACAGCGGGTGAGGGTATGTAAGCACCACCGTCTTTGCGCCACTGGTCGGTGGTTTTCATCCACTCAATGTGCTTGATTATTTGGTCAGCACAGCTATCACAATAATACTTTTCCCACCGCTTCAAGCAATCAGACTCGCCG